GAACCAATCCTTAATTGAGTCGGTGTAGGAATGGTTGCTGTATTGTCTGTAACTGTTGCTGCACCGTTTTGTGCCGCAGCACATGAATCTGTATTCCATGCGCCAGATAATTTATAGGTTGTATTTGCAACAATCGTACCAGCGTCAATTTGCGCTTGCGGTGCGCCACCATCAACAATATAAAGTTCTGGATTTGCAACGTTTCCACGCAGAGCAATAATTTCATTTGCCGTTGTATCGTCAAATTGAATCAACGGTCTTACACCTGTTGCGGTTTGAGGTATCGCCCAAACAACCGCCGCACCCGTTGATGCTGTATACCAATCACTAAAGTTAGTGCTTGTCATTACCGCTACGTCAGGGTTGCGTGTGACTGTTGATGCAACTGTGGGGATGTAGCTTGTAGCGAATGCGCTTGCTTCAAGTTGCGCGCCCCAAACAAAAATTCCTTTAGATCCATCGCCAGTTGTTGCCGTTGAGTTTGCTGGAATAGCAAGAATACGAACAGTTGTTTCTGTTCCCGTAGTAAATGTAAGACTAAAACGATAAAAACCGTTTGCGTAAAGCGTTCCAGCACTTGCGCTTGCATTAGTAAATGTTCCAGCCGCAGCAGCAGCGACAGCAACAGAACCATTCACAAGCGAAAACGTAACCACAGCGTTATTTCCAGATACTGCGTTATCACGCACAAACAAACGAATACCGTTAAATTCACCTTCTTTGGCAAAAATTGAATAAGTATATGTTGTTGCAGCGGCGGCTTTCGTTATATCCTGACGCACCAATACAGATGCAGCCGTGTTAGATACACTTGCTCCAACATTGGGGATAATTTTGTCAGCGGTTAGTAAACCATCAGGGCCATTTGTTGCGTCATCATCTATTGAGCAAGCTGTCGCAGCCCATGTTGTTTGAAATGTTTGACTTTGCAATAGCAGATTTACACGAGATTCTTCAATCAGCAAACCATTACACGCAAGCGTTACAGGGTTGAAATCAAATCTTGGCAAGTCAGCGTTAATAGGTGCAACATACCCGCCTGAGTTAACCACAGTAGCAGTATTACCTGTTCGAGTAAATGTTACTCGTGGATCAAGACTTGCTGTCGTAAAATCCAACGCCATACGTGGCAAAACACGTTCTGTTGCAGTCAATCCATATGAAGGAGTAATCATTTTAGTCCTTATGTAAGATTGTTAGCGTTAACATTGTTAGTTGCTGCAATTGTAATTGCTGCTATTGAAGCTGTTTCAATAATGTTATTTGTAACAATTGTGTTTTCGTCCCTAGTTCCTAAAACGCCTCTTTCAAAAGTTCCTCGAATTACGTTTCCAGAAATTATGCTTTCTGAGATATTTCCAGCTACAACTTGAGCAGATATTAAAATACCAACGGTATAAGCTGATGAACTGTTAATTACGTTGTTAGAAATGTTTACTCCTCTAACCGTAGAAGTTGCATCGCCGCTTGATACAGTAATACCACGAAACGCTAAACTTCGAATATTATTATTTGCAATAACAATATTTTCCATCGCAATTGTATATCCTGAATCTGATACAACAAGAATTCCATAACCAGATGCGCTGAATGTACCTTGTATGTTGTTACCTGTAATAACAACATTTACCACATTGCCTTCATGTTGTTTTTCGCATAGTATTCCGTCAGTTTTACAACGAATAATTGTGTTTCCGGTAATTGAATATCCACCAGATGCGCCCGTTACGTTATTTCTGACAAAAATTCCATGGCGGCCTGAATCAATAATTACGTTTCCAGTAATCACAACATGGATGCTGCGCCACAAAATTCCGTCAGAAAATGTATTTGCAGGATCGCATTGGAATGTATTGTTGGATACTACACACAAATCCGCAGCCGTGTGAGCGTCCATTCCAGCTTCTCTACAGAGAGTAAAGTTATTGCTATCAACAACAATATACCTGTTTGGCCCGTTTGACCCGCCCAGCGTAACCCCATGTCGGCAATCAAAAAATAAGTTATTGCTAATTTTTCCATTGATTGACGCAGATTGAATTGCTATTCCATAAGCTATACCTGTTTTATATGCTTGTCCGTAAGTTCCATTGACAATATTAAAATCAATACAAGTGCCCATTCTTATTGATCTGTCATCAAACTTTGTAAAATTACAATGATCTAACAACAAATTTTTACAATAGAAAAACCTTGCGCCTTCTTGATCCCCTGCTGCACCTACACCAGAACCAAACGCACGAATGTTACGGAGCGTTAAATTATCAAGTGTAGTAATTTTTTGAATGGTGGGAGTAGTTGGCATTGCATAAAGAATTGGGTCATGCAAAGTAATACTATTACCAACTACGGATTTAATTTTATGGGTTTCTGCCATGATGCACAGATCATCCCAATTGTCCCAAAAATCAGAACTCTTAATATATACATAATCTTCATTTGCAAAACCAGTTCCATCAGCAACAGTAAAAGTTGCTTGGTTAACAGTTAATCCCGCAGACACAGCAATTGCGCTACCAAGTGAGCCGCTTGCCACAAACAATTCGCCAGAATTGCCTGCCGTAGAAAAATCAATAACAAAGTTTTCTAACGTAATATTGGCTTTTAAAGTTAAACTAGTTGTAACTTTATAGGTCAAACCAAGACCATTTAATGTTTGACCTGTAGGAAGTGCGTCAATTGCTGCCTGTATCGCCGCTGTATCATCTACCACCCCATCGCCAACAGCACCAAAGTCTTTAACGCTAACGGTCTGAGCTAGTTTGTCGCAGACGGGGTATGCTACCGCATTTGTAAACGGTGGATCATAAGTTAAACCGCAAGCATCTGCGCCAATTCCGTTACCTTCAGGGAAGTTGTAAACCATCGACCCTTTACTGTCTTGCACCAATATACTAAAACTAGCTCCATCAATATAAACCTGAGCTGGTGTGCCAGCGTTAGAGATATAGCCGTTGATCGTGCGTAGCGGCTGCGCTGCTGGGATGGTCAACGCAGCATCAAAATAAGCAATGACAGGATTTGTCTGTGGATTAAGGTTTGCAACTCCTAGCCAGACATAACCATTTTCTAATGGCTGACCATCACGGTCTTGAAAAACCGGAAAAGGGACTTCGATTGACAATGCACTCATCTTTATTACTCCTGTTCGTCAGCCAGTTGGCGTTGTGTTTGCATGGTGCTGAGTATCCACTGGGTCTTGGCGTTCAACTCTTTTGGGATGCCCATCTCTTTGGCGAATTTCCCAAACGCTGCACTCTTGGCCAATACGTTAGCACCCGCCTCGGTCTGACCCTCTGCGACAAGTCTCGATGCTCTCAACAACTCAGGCGATGACAACACAGCGTCTGCCACTTTTTGCCTTGATGTTTTATCTTTACCAAGTCCAGATATAGCCCAAAGAGCCACGCCAGCACCAGGCAGACCAACAGCCCTCGCACCTGTCTCAAGTGTGGCCACGCCTGCGCTCTTTTGAGCCAATCCAATAATGCCGCCAATCAGTGAATCAGCATCTTTAAGCTGATCTGTCACAGCGGTCAGCCGACCCGTCTGGATTCGTTCGCGGGATGCCTTTGCAATGGAATTAGACACACGATACAAGTCGGAGAGCTGCTTGCGTGATTCTTGTGGCAAATTGCTCATAATCGCCGCATAAGCCTGTTTGTTCTGCAATAACCCTTGGTAAAAGGTTGCATAGTCATTAAAGCTAATCGGTCTGTCCATGCTGGCACGACCAAATGCAGTCTTCATGCCTGATGCCACGACCTCTGACCGCATATCCTCTGGCACGCTTTTGAGCAATGCGATCAACTGCTTCTCATCTCCCTTAGTCAATGCTTTAAATGACTTGTCGAGCTTCGACACCATGCTTTGATGCAATTGCTTGCCAAACAAAGCAGTCATGTCTTGCTCAACGCCTTTGCGAATACGCACTAAGGAGTTGGCTTCTTTTAAGGCATCGTCGACCCCAAACTTCGCGGCCACGCTTAATTGGTCTTGTGATAATCGACCATAAAGCTGATCGAGTTGCGCTCGGTCTGCGTCTTTGAACGGTCCTGTTCCTTTATATGCTGAACCAATATCCTTGCGAACGTCATCGAGTAGAGTATAAGTGGGCAGTTTCTCAACCTCCACGCCATCAACTTTTACTTTGCGAGGTGCTAACTTTCCAAATATTTCCTTTTCCATTGGAGAAAGATTTTGAAAGCCACCTAAATCTTCTGCCCTTGTGCGGATGAAATTTAGGATATTTTCGGCATTAACCTCAACCCGTTTTGGAATCGTTTTGTTAAGAACATCATCATAAATTTTGTCTGATTTCTTTGCTAAGTCATCAACTTGAGTTTGCAATGCAGTCTGGAGTTTTGTGTTTAACGTTGAAAAGTCTTTCGTGCCACCGATCTCGTCAATCAAATCGCTTGCACGTTTGCCCACTTGCTCAAGACCCTTCATCTCTGCTTGGCGAGCCTCTGAGCCTGGGATGGATTTGACCGCTTGCGCCAGTTCACGATAAACCTGATTTGTGGTCACATGGTCTGGCTGCAAAAACTCGTCAATCCCTAGCCGCTTGGCTGCTGCAAGAACCTTTGGATCAGGCGCAGTTTCACCAGCCAATACCTCAACGGCTCTTGACTGTCGACCAGGCACAATTGACTTTTGACCAGCTTGCATTGCTGTATCAATCAGTTCCTCTGTGGTCATTTGTCCTGCAGCTGCAGCAGGAGCAGCAGGGGCAGCACCAGCGGCAGTATCAGCCGCTGCAGCAGGATTGAGCGCACTACCTTCAGGCGCAAGCGCACCCGCAGCAGGAGCAGGCGCAGCGGGGGGTTGACCCTTGAACGCAGCACGACCCGCTTGCACGGTCTTTACAACCGCAGGAACAGCTGCGCCGCCTGCACTTGCTAGCCCAACCTCAGTCGGACTGAACTCGCCGCCAGCGGCCACCTGAGAGGCTTCAATGCCTGTTTGTGTTAATCCAGATTTAAGACCCGCGCCTGAAATAGTTGTCGCACGACCCGCTGGAGTGAACGCCGCGATTCCTCCAATAACACGAGGAATGTCACTCACTCTCATGCCTGGCTTGATTGCGTAGTCCCGACCATCAAGGGATGATCGGAAGATGTAATTACCTTTCTCATCTTGGAATACTTGCGTATCTGGAAAGTTAGCCTGCACGACCTGTGAAATCTCGTCAGGGTTTGCAAGCAACGTGCCAAGTCCAGTCAGTGCGGATCGGAATGACGCAGAGTTAAGCTCTGGCATACTTGTCCATTCTGGCAATGCTTTAATCGTTTCAGTTTCGCGCCCACTGCCCGTCACAGCCTCGACTACCCCACGACCAACATCACCAACCATGCCTAACACACCACGACCCTCTTGAGGTGCTGTCGATTCCTGTGCAACAGCCGCTTCCGGTGCAATAGCGGCAACTGGCGCAGCAACTGGTGCTTCTGCAGCAACTGGCGCAGCCGTAGCTTGTGGTGTCTGCATACCTTCTGCCGGAGCAGCGACAGTGGATTGATCAGTCGCGGCAGGGGTTGGTGACTGCACACCCATTGCGCTGACTGCTTGCTCAATCAGTATCTGTGCTTGCTCTGGTGACGTACCATCTGGCACTTCAAATCGACCAATGCGCCCATCAGGGAATTGAAACCTAGCGGTAGCCATTATTCAAATCCTAAAAATTTAACGCCGCTTGCCGGACGCGCCGGAGGTGCAGCCGCAGGCGGTTGTGAAGTCTTCGGTGTAATTGCCGGAGGTTGATACTGCTGCACGCCTGCTCGTTTGCCTCCTTTAAAATTATAGAAATCTGCACCAAGCATTTCGCCAAGGCTTTCGTCAAAACGAGCAATCTCTTCCTCTGAATACTTATCATCACGAATGAGCTTTCGAGCATGATCCGCAAGTTTTGCAGCACGCTTTGCAAAGGCTTCAGAGTACTTGGTCATTAACTCACGTCCACCTTCTGAATTCGACAATGATGGGATCGACGCTACAAAAGATTTAAATTCAATGTCAGAGGTTGAACCAGAGCCTGCTGGACGAATCTGCACAGCGGCTTTTGTTGCGAGAGCATTTGCCAAGTCGTTTGCTGTGACCGTTTCAGTAGAAAATCCAAGGTTTTTTGCAACTTCAGTGGTAAGTTTAATGACAGCACCACCAGATTTACCTCTTAATAAATCATTAATAATACGAGTGTCTCTAGCCACTCCTCTAGCAGATGCGGCTGCGGCACTAAATTCTTGTGCTCTAGGAATATCTAATTCCTTTGTTATAAGAGTATCTCTTTTAACTCCCTGATCTATTTGAACTAACGGACCTGTACTCACTGGTGAAATTTTTTGATCAGGTCCAATTTGAAACGCCTGATCCTCTGGCAATCCTCGAGCAACCTTTTCCTCTTTCGTAAGTACACGGAAATTTTCTTTCGGTGCAACAGAAATTTTTAATTCTGTAATTTGTCCGTCTGGACTCTTTTGAAAACGAATATCCTCTGGCAATCCCAATTCTAAATTTTCCGCTGCTGTAAGCAGTTTGTAGCCTGGCTTTGGCTGTCCACCAGCAAGTCTATCTGCCGCTTTAGCTTGGAGTTCAGCGACCTGTAATGGCGCAAGCTGCGCTTTGGTGGTGGCTTCGATCACCTTATCACCGCCTGGCAAGGTGGCCAACAACATACCAATCGTTGTTTTGGCTGCGCCTGGGTTAATTTTTGCCAACTCTGCATAAGAGCGAAACGCTTGAGCTTGCTCTTTTCTGCCAGAATTTTCCTCAGCAATAGCTCGGCTTTCTAACAAATCAACACCAATCTGATTGTTTCCTGTCGTAAAAGCAGACAAAACCTTGCCTGAAAACAACAACTGATTGTCTTTTTGCTCTTGCGAACCCATGTCGTAAGTTTTACGCACGCTCTCCATTTGTGCTGGAGGCAGCAACAAACTCAAGGCCATAAAATCCTTGGCTTGTGGATTTTGAATTGCGCTAACTCGCTGAAACTCTTGATTCAAACCTTGCTGCCGAATAGCCTCTTGCTGCTGTGCTTGCCGACGGGCATCCATCTCGGCCAATCCTGCGCCGAACTGTGCCGCTTGTCCAAAGGCTTGAAGTGGGCTTTGGACGTTAATCGAGTAATTTGCTGGCTGAACCACGTTTGACTCCTTAACCGAATAAACCACCAAGCCCTGGCGTTACATTATTGGCTCGACCTTGCGCCCCATACTGCATCCCAAGGAACTGAGAGGGAAGATTAAACACATTTGCCAACGCTTGACCTTGAGCCAAATTCGCACCAGCTTGGGCTGAACCAATGTCACCTTGTAAACTAGCAATTCTTGCGCCCGTTTGCAATCCTGCTGATCCTGTTCCCGCTGCCGAGGCTTGACCAAGTTGTGCAATGTTTTGAATTGAGCTTTGCCCCATGTTCGCTAAGTTTTGCGCTCCAGTAAATCCCATCTGCGCTAAGTTTTGCGCTGTAGTTTGCCCCATGCTTGCCAAGTTTTGATATGAAGATTGCCCTAATCCAGCTAAGTTTTGGGTTGAAGTTAATCCAAGATTTGCTAAGTTTTGGGTTGTGCCTGCCCCTAATGATGTCATCCCACCCAGTCGACCATATTGCAAGTCGATTTCTCGTTGCAACATCTGGGGGCGAAACTGTGCAAGAGCTGCTTGAACATTACCACCACGCAAGCCACCCGTTGCTGATGCCGCTTGAAGAATGGCCTCTTCACCTTGGCGTACTTGAGCTTGAAAGGCTGGGCTTTGCTCAATAGCTGAAATAGATGATTGCTGTGCCTGTGGACCACGCAAACCAAGTAACGCCTGCTGTTGCGCGAGAGCTGGTGCGCCTGCTGCAGCATAAGGGTCTAATCCACCTATTGCACGAGTCCCCGCTGCACCATAACTCTCTAAACCACCAATTGCACGGCTTCCCGCCCCACCAAACTCCTCTAAACCGCCTAACGCTCTAGTCCCCGCTTGGATGAAAGGCTGTAATTGACCTAACGCTTGAGTACCAGCGTCAATAAAAGGATTTAATCTACCTAACGCCTCAGTACCCGCTTGGGTAAAAGGCTGCAAAGCACCGATTGCTGTCGTGCCTGCCGAAACGTATGGACTAAGGATTTTTTGCAACGCATCAAACTGTCGGCGTTGTTCGGCAATGCCTGCCTCGGCAGACTGTTGCTGCGCTTTGGATGCTTTGCCAGCAGAACTACTTTGAATAGCACCGCTAATCAGTGTTGACCCACCAACGACTAGTCCTGTGACCGGATCAGGCATGATTAAACTCCATCAAATAATCTTCTAATTTTTCGCCATAGATTGCCATGACTTCACTGGCCACCTCTGTCGCATGATTCGATCCGTAGCATAACGCCACGGTCATCAATACCACATCGTAGAATCCTGCACGCCAGACGAAAGAGCGAGCATCAGCATGACCAGCTCGTTCAGCTTGATCGGATGCTTGCCACTTTAAAATCATGGTTGCGACTACTGGCGTGAGAGTCTGAGCGTTCTCTATCCAAAAGATATTTCGATTCATACCGACCAACGTGTTCCAGATGGTGGCGTTCAAGTCCTGACGCTTAACAATATCACCGTCAGCAACGTCATCAAAGACTTGGATTGCTCCATAGAGCATCATTAACCAGTCCGTTGCGGGAGCAGGCAGAGCAAGACTCTTTTCTAGGTTCTCTCTAAGCCAATCGGTCATACGAATCCCAAACGGATAAGCTGCTGGTGGCTTGATTGACTCAGCGAGAGTATTTTGCCACATTTTGGCATATCAATCCATCTCATCTTCACGTTCTTCCCAAGCCTGGCACACTCTCATGTCGTTGCAAATGAAATTAAGTTTTTCGCAATGGCCACGAAATCCAAACCCTGTGTCGTATCCCGCCATAGGAATGCGCTCGATTTTGACCTGTGCCATCAGACTGTTGTCATAATACCCGCAGTTTGAGCAATGCTTGCGTCTCGCGTCTTTCTCATCGCATTGCATCGCATCAGCCAGTGCAGCGTAAAACTCAGGGTTAGCTTTAGGATCGTTGCTTGGTTCTTCTGGCCCGTAGTACCAGTTCTCCACTGCGACGATAAAGTTCTTCTTGTTCTCAGCCGGAGACAAGAACCCCTCTTCCATTGGTAGCCCTGCAAAACCTTTGGGGATAATCATAAAGTTTTTCATCATATTCCTCTAAGTTATCTCTCGGCCTGATGCGCGAATCGTCAAAGACGATGCAGTTCCCGCAAGAGTAGAAATAAACCCACCCGCCTCTAACGCCTGACCCACTAGCTCTGGACAAGTGTAAGTCTCATCTGGCACAATGGTTCGAGCGTCAACGATTAGGTTTGATGCGCCTGCCGAGCCACTAACCGTCACTAAATTACAACTAAACGTGACATTGTTTGCGCTGGTATTCGTGACGGTAAACTTGTCGATAATCGCACGCACATTGGTGGCTGTGTATTGCGTAGTTTGGGCGTTCTCAGCCTGCTTTGCTGGGATCAGCACTTTCACGATGACTGTCATTGGACACCTTCTATGTTGTTGTTAACGGTAAGAATGATCGACGGGATGCCTGGGTGAGGCACAGCAGCAGCAAATGTTTTCAACTCAACACTAAGGTCAGTAACTGAGAACATTAACTCAACATAGTCGTTGGCTTTTAAATCAAAAAAGAAATTTAATGAAGAAAAAATTTCAGCGTTATTGCCCTGAATCCTGATTTGACTTGCGCTGTCTGGCACATCAACACCATTGAGCCTAAACCAAAAGTAAAACTCTGCCGTGCCTCCAGAGGTTTTATCTAACTGAAATGATGTATCAAAATTATAGATTCCCTCGCTGTCCACAATAATTCTAGATGCTGGGCTACCAATAAAGACTCCCTGACTTAGATCGGTGGTGTTAAAAGTGATGGCAGTCGCTGTGTTAATAACTGTCGCAAGTTGTGTGGTTGTGTCATAAAACGAGCCATATCTTGCACGCTTAAACTCTCTGGGTGGTGGAGTCATCTGCAAGCCTTCGACCGCCTTCCTTAAATTATCTATCGACTCAAGTGTTGGAGTGATTTGCAAACCCTCAACCGCCTTTCTTAAATTATCTATCAATGCAAGAGCTTGATTTGCTTTACTCTCTGCTAACGCAGCGTTAACCGCTGATTCCTGTGCTTGAGCCGCTATTTGTGCCAAAGCATCATTGGCTGATGACTGGGCTAATCCAGCCTCAAAGTCGATAACAACAATGCCATCCGGTACATCAACAACGGTATCAGCGACAGCAAACAGATTCTCAAATTGCTTGATCTGCTCTGGACTAGATAGAAATTCAGCAAGCTGGTCTCTTGTGAGTCCGAGTGGTCTAACTATCTTGGCCATTAGTAAGCCAACCCTTCAATCTTGGCTTCAAGACGCACAAAAGAAATATGCGAGTCGCTGTCCCCTCGAAACTTCTGGATTCTAAAGTTTCTCATGTGTCCCTGCTGAAACCATGCCAGACGTTTACTTGTGTTTCCTATTGTGCCAACCTTGATAAACTTCTCTTGGCTAAACGACAATCCATCTAGCGAATAACTGGTGCTGATTTGCGGATCAATGCCCAAAGCCACCCGACCCGTTAAGGTGACCAACTCCATGTCATAAAATATCGCCCCTTTGCCCTCGTTGTAGACGATCAGAGTGCCAAACTCCCAGCGCACTTGTTCGCCCCAGTGCGAGCCGATTGTGTCCACCAAATAGCCAATGTTGCTCGACTGCGGATCGCCCACCAACCATTTGTCATAGGCATAAACTAGATTTCTAGCTCGATAAGCTGCGAACCCTACAACTGTGGATACGAGCGTAAACCAAACAAAGTCTTGCAAAGTCTGCGATGCAGCCGAGTCATAAACTAACGTTCTGTCAGGCAGATGAATATAAAGATGCTGATGCGCTCGATCATTTCGAGCCTCTAGCTTGACAGTGGCCAGCTGCGCTTCTGTAAATTGCAGGAGAATTTCATCAACTTCTTGGGTGCTGATTTTCTTGGCTGTGCCATTCGCACCGAGGTAGATGCCAGGGGCTTCATTGCGACCACTTCCTAGAAATGCAATCGTCTCTTCATATACACAGCAGGCAAACGTACCGACCACGCCTTTCTGAACCTGTGCGCCATCAATCCGTTGGAATGGAAATAAGTCACCACCCACGTTATCAAACACCTCAATGGTGTTTCTATTTAGAGCATAGACTTCGTTTCTGAGCTTTAATAAGGCCACCACAGGGTCAGGATCGACCTCAGAGCTGCCGTATTTTAAAGGGTTGACTTGGAATGGGTCTGTGAGTTCTGTGACCACCAAGAACTCGCCATCAGTGGTCATAAAGTAACCATCGACCCACACCACATCTAAAACCACACCTAGATCAGGATCAGTGACTTGAGCGAGGGTTACTTCGTCCCAGTAATACAAACGCCCACCAGAGGCAATTGCTAACAGATCAAAGCTGTAATCAAAAGTGACCAACTCACCTTCTGGTCCACCGACATCGCCGAGAATCGTCACTGCACCCGCATTTGAAATCTCAACGAGCTTAGTACCCATCACACGATACAGTTGGCCTTGCCAATTGATCCCGCCTCGGTCAGCACCTGGTCCTGTTCCGTTGGCAACAATCCCATCCGCAGGACGCAAGTATCCATTGCTGATCCCGCTTTGCTTTGGAGTCGGCACAAGATTGACTGGATAAGACGTTCTCAAGTCTGGCCCGTTGTCAGTAAATATGCCGGACAAAATAGGGATTTGCATTTACTTTTTCGCCTTATTTCTGGCAGAGATTTTCTTGGCTTTTGCTTGTGCATCATCCTTAGACGATGCGCCCCAAGCTCGCAAACTTAAAAGCAACCTCGTTGGCTCTCCGTCTTTGTACTCTGGCCCTGCGTTGCCTGCCATGCGTGCCAAGAAACTAGCTCGGCGTGGATTGTCACCCGACTTAACTGGAGCTTTAAGATTCATGCCTTCAGCCTTTGCGCTTGCTCGACCCTTGGCATTCAGCCCACCCTTTGGGTTCTGACCTTCTTTGCGAGCATAGGCTGGTGTTTTCATCTATAAGCCTTCGTCTTGGCTGCTACCTTCTTTGGCTGCTTGGCGAACTGTTCGCCCTTTGCTGTAGCTTCCCGCTTGGCTTTAGTGGTCGCTGCATACTCAGCGGGTGAGAGTGCCTCAATAGCAGCCTTGGGCAAGTAACGCTCGCCTGTCTCAGAAGAGGGTTTCCCAGACTTAGTTCCCCAATCTTGCCGACCCCAATCCTTGAGGCTTTTCTGCGATGCTTTCATTTATAGCCGCCTCCCTTCTCTTTGTACTTCTTTGCTAAAAGTTGGGCTTTTCTTGCAGACCATTCACCAGCTGCCGTACCTTGCACAGCCGAACCCTTAATCTCCGAAAACAGACGCTTTCGCATTGTTGGCTTCGTATAGTTGCCAGCTTCGTTAACAGAGGATTTAGGCTTGGTGGCCATTATGCAACTACCGCACCACGGAATCCAACAACCCACCAGTCAGTACCAGCGAACTGGAGAGTCACAGAATCACCAACTGCATTGAATGTGATTGTGGTTGCGCTTCCAAGGTTGGTCGGTGTCAAAACACCAGTATCACCACCAGCGGCTTCTGCAACATAAATAATCGTTTTGATCTGGCCTTGTGCGCCATCTGCAAGCGTCAGCGCATTACCCGTAGCAGTTGAAGTAAATGCTGTGGCTAGACTTGTGATATTGACCGCACCAGCACCACTTAATGCCTGAACTGTTCCAGATGCACCTGTGCCGCCATTTGCAACTGGCAACGCACCAGTCACGCCTGTCGTTAGCGGCAAGCCAGTGCATAAAGTAAGCACGCCTGATGTTGGAGTTCCAAGAATAGGAGCGATCAATGTTGGCGTGTTTGCAAATACGTTTGCGCCTGTGCCAGTTTCATCAGTTAATGCTGCTGCAAGGTTTGCGCTCGATGGGGTAGCCAAAAATGTTGCCACATTCGCAGCCAAACCAGAAACGCCAGTGGCGATTGGCAAACCAGTGCAATTGGTCAATGTTCCAGACGCTGGTGTGCCTAGAATCGGTGTCACCAATACCATGCTGGTTGATGTGCAAGCAGAAATATTGCCGCTTGTAACCGTCCCTAAAATCGGTGTGACTAAGGTCGGACTGGTGTTAAACACTAACAGCCCTGTCCCTGTCTCATCGGTCATTGCTGCCCGTAGATTCGCACTGGTTGGGTTTGTTAAGAATGCCTGAACACCAGCCGCAAAGACAGTCTCAGCGTTAATCTGATACCAAGAATTTGTTGGCTGATAAAATCTGATTGCTGTAGCTGATCCTGCTCCCAAAAATGATACGCCACCATAAATAGCAGATGCACCATTTAACGCAATCGTCAAAGAGGTGATTTCCTGCGTCGATGTAATCAGCACAGTCGTACCATCCGGCACGCCAGTGTTCAGGGGCAACGTAATCGTGCCAGTGGCCAACGTACTAGCAGGCTGCAAGAGCATCCATTGGTCGTTACTGACCGGTGTCGGAACGGTGATGTTAAAACCAGAGCCTGGTACATACAGGTTGACCGAAAGAGTCGGAGAGGCAAAGCTCTGTTGAAAGAATGTCAGCAAACTGCCAATTGACGTTCTGCGAGCATCACCATTGTTTGGCGAGTAAACGGGCAGCTGATCTCCGCTTGAAATTGTGCTGAGTACGGGCAATTGATTGATGGTTGGCATAGCTGTTCCTTAGTTGTATTCGATTGGACCATCTGGACCAGCGTCCACAGGAAAATAGGGTGGTCGTACAAATGGGTTGTCGTAAACTCGCCAAGGCTTGTTGCCTGCGCCAGAGGGCATTGTGCCAGGCAACTGCTGCTCCAGAGGGAATGTCGCACGCTGTAGCAAAATGTCGTAGCCTTGTTTGGCCACAACCTTGGTCTCTGGCATCACTTGTTTGCCATAACTTGGCGCAAGTCTGATACCTAGAGAGCAAATAATCGCCTCATACGCTGAATCAGGCACGTTGGTCTCTTCGTCCAGATCACCATCTTGTGGGCTTGATGGGATGGGATAGCCCAAGCGAATACCCTTGGCGTTCCAATCTGCCATCATCGCATCGAGTCTGCGTCTGGCCGTGTCAATTTGCTCTGGCTGCAAGTCAAAGACATAGGATGCAAGCCCGATTTCTTCCAGCGCAGCTGAGATAAATTGCCGCTTGCTATAACCCATGTCAGCCTCCTAGTGCTGTTTCAATGAGTAAACTCAATTTCTTGTCTGACGTTCTGCCATCGAATTTTATGCCAAGCTCGCGAGCTTTGATAGCCATTTCTTCGCGTGTCGGGGCAGACTCATTGA